TTATGGGCGACTGCGGGGCCGTCCGATCGGCGGCGGGGCGACCTCCTTGGCGGTGATGTGCTCTCCGGCCTCGATGCGGGCTTCGTACTCTGTCCGCAGATCTGACGGCATGGCCGGCGCAGCCAGCACCCCAAGCACCTGCCAGGACACCCGCGACCATATCGGCTCCCGCTCTCCGTAGAGCGCGGCCACGCGCACCAGCGCCGCGACCTCGCCGGGATAGGCCAGCCCGAACCGCTGCTGCGCTAGGCGCAGGAATTGGCCGCGGCCGGCCTTCCGTTTCAGCTCGATCAGCTGCAGCCCGGTTTCGATCTTCCGGCGGTTTCGGCTGACCTTCGCAGCGGCAACGCGGGCCCGCTCGGCTTCCTCGCGCTCCTCTCGATCGGCAGCGATCTCGGCGCGCGTGCGGTGCCGCTTGCGGTCACGGTCGAACCCGTCGCGCAGCACCAGCACAATCATTCCGGCGAGCGCAGCCCATGCCGGCGCCGGCGCGGTCTTCCTCAGCGCCGCTGTGCCGCGGTAGCAGTCGAGCAGCGGAAAGTCGTCGAAGGCTTCGACGAACTCCAGCCCCTTGGCGACATACTCGGGGTGCGCCAGGACCACCGCGCTCATGGCGCGAATGACGGGATCGATCAGCGCGCGGGCGTTGCCCGCGCTCTCGACAATGGCACGCAGGACGATCGTCAGGTGCTCCGCCCCGTGCTTGGCGAGCAGGCTCCGCAACGTCTCAACGGCCGTCGTGCAGTTCTGGTGCCGATAATCGTTCGGGCCGATGATCTTGATATCGAGCGAGGTGAGCAGCGCGGCGAGCTCGTCTGGCGCGGCCTTGGCCTTCCGCCGCGGAAACGACACCACCGGGTCGTCGCGCAATGCCGATTGAGCCATGGAGGATCACTTCCGTTGACGGCGGCGGGTGGTGATGCCCGCCATGCGCTTCAATTGCCGGCCGCTGAACTTCTCGCCGTCGGCAAGCCGCCGCTCGACCTGGGCGCGGATCTCCGCCGGGAATGTCGGGCTTATGAGCACCCGCAGCGCCTCGGGTTTCAGCCGCTCGATCAGTTCGAGCCGATCGCCGTACATGCGGGCGGCGCGGATGTGGAAGCCCGCCTGATACTTCTCGACCCCGACGCGCTCGCACACGTCGCGAGGAACCGGGCTGGTGTTGTGCGGCCCTTTGTGCGGCAGCAATTCCAAGCCCTTCTCGACGATGCGGCGGGCGCCGGCGACTGGCCGCTTGGGCAGGTTCACCCGCTTCGGCGGCGCGATCTTCTGCTCGGCGAACACGGGGTAGAGACGCTCGGCAATCATCCCGGCGAGGAAGCACCAGGCCGAACCCTTCACAGCGTATTTCAGCGGCCGGACCTTGGCGTAGAGCTCGACCAACGGCACCTGATCGAATGCCTCGATCCAGCGCAGTCCGGTTGCCGGCCATGCCGGGAACGCCAAGGCAACGGCAGACACCGCGTTGATGATCGGATCTGTCAGCGCTCGTTCGTTGCCGCGGCTCTCCCGGATCGTCCGGAGGATAAGGGTGACATGCTCGGCGCCGTGCGCCGCGATCATCTTGCGCAACACCTCGCCGGCCGTCGTCTCGTGGTCGCGCCGCGTCTCCGTGCACCCGATCAGGCGGATATCGAGCGCCGCCAGGATCGATTGGAGTTCGTCGGTGCTGGCCTTCGGCCGTCTCCCCTTGCGTTTCGGAAATCGCACCAGCGCGCCCCGCTGGGGCGCCTTGTCGGTATCGGCGAGCACGGCTTGCGGCATAGCAATCCCCCGTCGTCGGTCAGCAAATCGAGTGCAGGAACAACGTAAAGCATAGATCAGCGCCTACGTCTTCCAAATAGATCGCGGATTTACTTCGATTATTGCCATATCAGGCTGCGCAAACAACTGCAGGTAAACGTATCTGAGATTGCTGTGTTGCTTGGCGATGCTGTCGGGGGCGACGCATGAATAGCCGGCAACCTGGCGGACGTTGGCCCGATGTCAGCCGCGGCCCGATCGGAATCCGGCGAGGTCGTATACGAACGCGCGCCCCGATCGCCTGACGGCCTCAACCTCACCATTGCGACGCAGCCGGGCCAGTGCGCGCCGGGTCGCCGACCGTGCGCTGGCATTGGCCACCCACTGCAGGCTCATCCTCGATCCGGGTGGCCGGTTCCAATACGCCAGGTCCGCGGCCTCGACTGCGGTCAGCGGGCCATGACGCCGAAGGGCAGCGCGCAGACGTCGTTCAAGGTCGACATTGGCTGCAACCTCGATGACGCCAAAGCGGGTCTTAAATCGCGAATTCGCGGGCATTTTCAAAGGATAGGAGGGGTGGGACCCGACAGTAAAGTGAGAAAACGCAAACCCCAAAAACGCGCAAATCCCGCACTCGCGCGCTTGCGCATGTAGGTCAGCGGTTTGTACGGTCCCTATACCCCCGTAGGGGTAAGGCATGCCTCAGACGCCGCTGCGGGGCCCGGAGACGCGACCGTCCGATCTTTCAGGACCCCCCGCGCCTTTGCTGGCTGGCGTTCTGTGTGGGCTTCCCTGCGAGCCCTATGGCCTGTGCTGTTGGTTCCGCCTCATGACGGCGTCGGGCTGGCCGGCGCTGCCGCGCCAGGTCATCAGGGATGGCACCGGCTATCCGTGCTGCTCTCTGTCGTGGAGTGTGCTGGCCGCGGCGCTGGTGATGAGCGGACGCGTGCACCTGTGCAGCGACGCGTGCAGCGATCCGTGCGTGCACACGTGACCCGTGAGCCGGTTGTCGGCCGAATTGCCTGTAGGGCCATGCGGTTAGACGACCTGTGCAGCGGCCACGTGTGCATCTGCACGGGTCCGTGTACCGGTTTTCAATCGACCTACTAGGAAAAAGCGGCAGTCGAGCGCGCCCGTCTCGCGCTTTCGCTGCAGCACGGTCCCTTTTGTCTGCCGGGGCGGAATGCCTCGTGCGGCGAGCGTGAATGGCTGTAGGACGCGCAGGCGAAGCCGTACAGCGCTGTTCACGAGGCCAACGCCTTTCCGCGTCAGACCGGGTTTAACGCATGGGTGAAGCCCGCTGAGACGCCTACCTACGGCGCAGGGACCGTATTCCTTTGCGCTCGGGGCCTGCGGGGCGCCGCCCCGAAATTCGAGCATATTTCGGTATTCCGATATTGAGGTTTGCTGGACCGGATGGCGTGCAAACCGTCGCCGCATTTCTGGCAGGCTGATCGGCTGCTGAGGCTGATGGGCGCCTCAATGTCAGGACGCCGCGGGTTCAAGGTGCCCGGTCTCGACGAGAGCGCGGGCAAGGACGGTTTCGATGAACATAACTGGTGAAAGCCCGGCCGCGCCCGCTGCGCGCTCAAGCGCGCGCATGTCTTCCTCAGTCAGCACAATTCCGATGGGGTAGTTCGTATTGGTCACAGCATCCCTCTGCAGGCCGGTGATGCGGGAAGGCTCCCGGCGCCTTCCCGCTGGCCGGTGTTATGCGGCACCGCCGGCTGGCCGTGATGCGATGGACGGTGCTGCTGAAGGCGGCGCAGCCACGCCAGCGCGTCAATCCCCAGTAGCTTCGTCCGATGTTGGCAAGACCCGGTCCGGTTTTGCCGCCTCTGGTCGCGTCCAGGCAACATGCATTGCCGCGCGCCGGGCCGCGTAACCATCCGATGCGGTCTCCTGCGGATTTGCGGCCGCGATGTTGTTGACCACGAACGCCGCAATGGCCTCGCCTGGCATATCCGGCGCCCGGGTCAGCAAGTCGACCGCGGCGGCAAGGCGTAGCGGATGACGCTTAACTTCGTCGGCGCCGATCGCGGCTGTCAGCCGGCCCATCACCTCCCGCGCGCCTTCGGCCCGGGCCGCAATAAGCTGTTCCTGCACTGACAGCGTTTGAGCCTGGCCGTCGTCTTCATTCTCGTTCGTCATTGCCGTCATTCCTGCTTTCCTGCCGATCCGTCGGGTTAAGTCTCACCGGACAACTTGGACGCCCGCGTCATGATTTCGCGCGCCGATGGGTGCGACAGAGCTTCCTGGTAGGTGACCGCAGACTTGGTGCGGTTCCCTTCGTCAGCCTTGACGACAACACCTCCGCCCTGCGTTGGCTGGCGGGTTGCCTCGGCCCACGTCGGATAGCGTCGTGTGAAGCTCACGGACGACCGTGCATTCCGGCGGCGCCATTTTTCCCGACCATCGACGGGTTTTCCTGTCCCGCTCATGCATACGCCCCGTCACTGTAGGCGCCGCGGGACAACTGATTGAGCTTGTCACTGAGACGGCGCTCAACGGCCGCGGCGATTGCTTCAGGAGATTGGCCCGGAGCGGCCTGGACGTGAAACGTGAATGTGTTGTTGTTCACCGTTCCGCCGCTGGCCTGACGCTGTGATTGCTGTGCCTTGATCTCGCGGATGGCCTGCAACGTATCGACCGACGCTGGCGCTGCGATCTGCGGCATGACCGGAGCCTGGATCACTGGCGCTGCGATCTGCGGCATGACCGGAGCCTGGATCACTGGCGCTGCGATCTGCGGCATGACCGGAGCCTGGATCACTGGCGCTGCGATCTGCGGCATGACCGGAGAAGCGACCTTGTGCAGTGCCGCCACAGACAAGGCGCGGTCCTTAATCATGCGGACCGTATCGGCAGCGGTTGAAATCTGGCCGGGCGCATCCGGCGTGAACAGCTCCGGTCCGCGCTCGCCAACCAGGTAAGACTTGCCACGCTGGACAGGGCCGCCCGTAGCCCTTGAGCCGGCAACAGCCGGACTACTGGAAGGCGCCGCACCGCCAAGACCAATCGCGCTCTTGATCCGCGACCCAATGCCTGAAACCCAGCCGAGCAGCGCCTGCACCTTGGCTTTCATACCCTCCCAGAGCTGAGTGATCAGCGCCACGCCGGCGTCGTACATCCCAGAGGCCGCAGCCTTCACCTTCTCCGGCAACTCCTGCACTGCGGTGACGATCTCGGCGAACTTGGTCCGCATCGGCGCGGCGATCTTCTCCCACGTTGCCGAAATCGTCGTGCCCAGATTTAGCCAAGGCTCCTTCATGCGCTGCCAGAGCTGCAGGATCTCATCCCAATTGCGATAAGCGTAAATCGCAGCGGCGCCGAGCGTGCCGAGGATGATTGTAAGAGGCGCGGATGCCGCACCCAGCGCGACCAGAGCGCCACGCGCGACCCAAAGGGCGCCGCCCCAGAGCCAACCAAATGCCCACTTCAAGCCAAGTGCAGCAATGCGCAGGCCGAGCAATCCGGCCGTCGTGAGTGTCACAGCTCGAACAATGGCGGGGTTGTTTTCAGCCCACTTTGTCAGCCGCTCAATCAGTGGGTTCATCGCCGTCGTTGCGTCTCTCACACCTGGGAGCAGTGCCACGCCGATCGCGATCGATAGCGCTTCCAGCCTGTTCTTAAATAGCTGGACAGCATTCGCTGTGGTCTCCGTTCTTGCCTTGAACTCCTTTGTCGCCGAGCCGAGGTAGTTCGTCTTGTTGGCGACCATGCCGAGCGATTCGTCGAGGAGCTTGACGTTATCAACGAGCGGGTCCATCCCGCGCGCCTCCTCGCCAAAGATCTGCGTCAGGACGCTCTTTTGCAGGTGCTTGGGCAGCTTCGCCACACGCTTGAGGACGTCCTTGAAGGTTCCGACCGCGTCCTTCTGCATCGCCTTGGTTACGCCCATCGAGCTAAGGCCAAGCTTCTTGAATGCAGCGGCGGTGTCCTTGCTGACGTTGTCCGCCTTGCTAAGCGCCTTGCCGATGTTGCGGAACGACGTCGCCGCGACCTCGGATTCAGCACCAGCCGCGATCATCGCCGCGCCGAGGGCTGCAGTCTGTTCAGCCGAGAAACCGTACTGCTTTCCAGAAACGCCAACGCGCTTCATGTAATCGATGATCTGCGGCGCCTTCGCCGCCACGTTGTTGGACAGGTGGTTGAACGCATCGGCGAGCGCGCCGGTCTGTTCGACCGTGTAGCCGAGCCCGGTCTTGATCTTCGCCATCGCCTCGCCGGCGTCGCCGGCAGTCATGTCAAAGGCCGTCGCCAGCTTGGCGACCATCTCGGTAAAGGCGGGGATTTCGCCTTCCTTCATACCGGACGAACCGGCCGCGGCGCTGATCTTTGCCAGGCCAGTTGCCGCGATCGGGATGCGCTTGGACATCTCGATGATGGTGCGGCTCATGTTCTTGAGCCCTTCCGGCGTCTCGAAGTCTACGACTTTCTTGACGTCGGCCATCGCGCTCTCAAATTCCATCGCCGCCTTGATGGGAGCCCCAATGCCTCGGGCGAGGCCGTAGGCTGCAGCGCCCGCCACAACCAGCTTTTGCGAGGTTGCGGCGAGCATGGCGCTGTTGCGCGCCTGCGCGGCCTTCAATGACGTCAACGCCGCGTTGGCTTTCTTCGCCGGCCCGGTCAGCCGATCGATCAGTTCAAGGATCAGTTTTGAAGTGAGAACACCCATCTACTTTGTCCCGTCCCTTGCCTTGATCAATCGGATTGCCGCGGCGTGATACTGCAACGCCTTCGTCGGGCTCATGCGCTCGACTTCCGAAATTGGCGTCGATAACTCGGAGGCAATCAGCGCTACGGCATCGACCCATCCGACTGCTGTTGCAGCTCCCCCATGAGAGGCACCGTCGCGTCAACCACTTTGTTGAAATCAGGAAACGACAGCTTCATCAGCAACGGCATCGGCTGGCCGCTCATCCCAGAAAGAATAGCGAGAATTTTGCTGGTCTCGCCCTTGACGCTATCAGCAAGGCAGGCATCGCCGACAGTGGCCTCATTGAATACCAGCTCGGAAACAGTCTTGCCCTCGTGGGTGATCGGCTTCGACAGGGCCACGGTGACGGTGTCGCTCATTTCAAGTTCCTCTGGTTGGTGGATTGAGCAGCTGGCTGCTTACGCAGCCGCCTGGCGCTGCTTGTTGAGTGTGGCGACGGCATCGGCGACAGCCGATCGGCCGAGGATCCTAGTCCGACGTGCATTGACGGTCGCGACCGCCGCAGCGAGCGGGGCCATCTTGCTGTCGGCACTCGCCGGCGGCCGATAGACTCGGCCGGCGCGGCTGGCGTTCACGGCGTCGACGGCGCGGATCAGTGTGTTGTCACTTTGCATCGGGCTGTTCCTCTTGGTACTGGGCGCGGGCAACCACCGCATCAGCAGTGGCGAGCGCTTGGCGGACGTGAGCCGTCGCCCGTTCGATGGCGTGTTTACCGGCTTCTGCAATCTCCCCACCGACGATCGCGGCCATGTCGCGCCGCTGCCTCGCCAGCAGCAGCGAAGTCGGTCCCACGACCCTATAGGCAGAATTCACGGCGGCGATCATTTCGACGCTAAACATCTTCGCTCTCCGCATCTTCGGATGAGCCGAAAGCCGCAGCCAATTTGCCGAACGCGCGCTTCGCGAGGCTCGGCTGGAACGGAACTAACTCTTCGCAAACCTGCCGCTGCGGTCCGGCCTTATCCAGCTCAACGAGCTTTTCTAGCTCGGCCAGGAGGGAATGGGGGCTCGTGAGGTCGCGCCAATTGTCCCAACCCGGCGGATCGTTGGCGCGGACGCCTGGCACGCGCAGCTCGCGCACCAGATCTTTGGCAAATTGAGTGTTCGTAGCAGGGTGGTACTTGATCAACCGAAAATCGCGCTGCTCGACCATGCTGTCGCCAAGACGGCCTTCTCGACCACCAGTCGGGCGAACGTCGGCCGACTGCTCGGGGGACGTGATCACGTTGCCATTGGAGACGTAGACCCAATGCGTGACGATCGTTTCTGAGATATTCTTGCGCGGCTGCTCGGCCACGTTACGCGCGCGCCCCTCAGCAGATTGCAGCGCCGGCAACCCCTCGGCCCGTCCTCGCTGCGCCGCTTCCCGCTGCTGTTCGGACCTGGCGACCGCCTCGACCGTCTCGCGCGCCAGGCGCGCCATCGCCTTGAGATTGTCGGTGATCAGCTTCGCGACCTTGTCGGCAGACTTGTTGAAGTCGTCCTCGAGACGCGCCTGTTCGTCGGCGGCAGCCTTTCCTTCGGCCGCTTGAAGTTCGGCTTCGCGCTTCGCGACGAGAGCTGTGGTGCGGGTCACCTCGACGCCGGCCGCCTCGTTGTCGGCGCGCCATTTGGCGTAGGCCGAGGCATCCGCGACGGCGTCGGATTCAGCGGCGGCGATGGTTTCCTTGCGGGCTTGTGCCGCGGACAGATCAGCCTTGGCTTGTTCAAGTGCCGCCTCTGCGGCGGCGATTGCCTTCGTTGCCTTCATAGGGTGCCTTCGGGTTTGCCGGGTTGATGGATTAGAACCGCCGCAAGATCGGAAGTCGGAAATGCGGCGCGCCGAGCCGGTCGAGCCGGTCGCTAATCGCCGATCGGATGAAATCTTCCGGGCTGATGCGCTGCAGTCGCGCTGCATCCTTGATCGCGTCGGCGATTTCTTCGGTCACTGGTGCGGTGACCTTCGCGTTGAGATCAATGCGGTCGGGAACTTTGCTCTGCATGGCGCGACTACAGCAGGTCGCGCGCGCAAGCGCAGCGCGCAAAGCGCGCAATTCGCTCAGCGCCGGATATAGGCTCTAAATCGAGAAGCCGAAACGTACCACCGGTCGGCGATCTTCATGGCAAAGCCGCCGCCGCTCATAAGGTTTTTGGCGCACCATTTTCGGACGACACTCTTCGAGCGGCGGGCGATCTGCGCCGCGACACCGAGCTCAATCAAGTCGTGCGGCTCATCGTCAGGTGCTGCAGCTATCGGCAGCCCTGGCATCATGGCGATCAGCTTTTGCGTCTCACGGAAGACGATCGCGGCCTGCACCACGATTTCATCGATCATCTGTGTCCCTTCCGTCGAGGCGCGCCGTGGACCGCATGATTGATGGTCGCGCCAGCGTTCTCGACGCAGTCCGCGGCGGCGCAAGCTCGCTTGGCGGCTGCACCAAATGCAGCTCCCATCTCGTCTTCAATCTTCCGGCGCAGCGCCACGTCGAGCGTCACACGGGCCGGGATTGCGAGAAGATCGGCCTTGAGGATGCCAAAGAACTCGTCGATCACCTGAACCGCCGCGGCCTGGCCGGCCGCGATCTGCACCTTGCGCCGCTCGTCGATCCTGAGCTGGATTTCCTCGGCGCGGCTGTCCTGCACCTTGGCGAAGCTGGCAGTCTTGGTCGCGCGCCGATCTTCGTCGCGAAGATATCGAATGAAACCCTGTACCAAATCAGTGAGGCGATACTGGCCGCGCTCAGCCTTGGCGAACCAGCCATCCCGTTCCAGCCGGCGAAGCCACGTCGGCGTGACCATCAGCAGTTGAGCTGCGGCAGCGGTTGAGATCAGGGCGGATAGATCAGGAGCGAGGTGCTTCTTCATTCGGCGCGCCCGTCGGTGACCGGAGGAATGGCTCCATCGCGCTGCAATTTCTCGACGATCGCGCGCCTGCAAAAGTCGCTCACCGACGACATGCTGCGATCTGCTGCCGCGTAGAGCTTCTCGCCCAATTCGTGAGGGATACAGAAGGTTATCCGGGCCTCAAATCTCTTCGACTTTGCCATCAACGATGCGCTCCGATTTGGTTAGTTAGTATATGCGAACTGAAGCATTTGTTCAACGCAATGCGCTAACTACGCACTTGTTATCGTGTCTCAGCGGCGGTTTCTCCTGGCAAGAAATCAAGAACGTTGTCGGGTCGCGTCGGCCGCGCGAATTGCGCTTCATTGAACCGCAGCGGGACGGAAAGCGGCGGACACTGGTGAAGGACTGCACATAGAAAAACCCCGCCGGACGGGCCGGGGGCGCGGCTGCATCAAGGAATACGATTAGGCGCGGCGCGTCGATCAGTCCTTGGCGTTCATCAGTTCGGTGAGCGCCCATCCGGGAAGATGCGCCGCAAGGTTTGGGTTCGGACCGCCCCTGGTGCCCTTCATGCCCTCCGCCACGCTCACCAGCGCCACAGCCTTTCCATCGGTGTTTATCGCTGGCGACCCTGACATCCCCGCGCAGATGCCGTTGCCTGCCTCGCTGAACCACACGCCGCCGCCAGAATGCCGCGCCATGCATTCATGCCAATCGTTGTCGAGCGATAGCAGGAAAAGGCGATCTTCATGCCGGCACACGTCGACCATGATAGGTTCGCAGGCCTCGACGAGGTTCTGATACGCGCCGCAGTTCTCCTCTTCGAACTCGTAGTCCGCTTGCCCGAGTATCGCTATGTCGGCCACGGGGTCGACAAAGAGACATTCCGCCGCGACGGATGGTCCGCCTCCCAGCGGTCCGAGCAGACGGGGGAACGTCTTTTCTTCTGTGTAGGCGGCGGGCATGGCCGGCGGCAGGCTCGGCAAACAATGAGCAGCAGTGATCACAAGACGGTTTTGCTTGCCTTCGACTACGAACCCGCGCCCGCCCCCGACCTTTAGAACGGATGCAGCAGATCTCTTCAGCGGGTCCGTCAGCACCTCAAGGGGATAGGTGGCCCCGTCTCCGAACGTCATCTGAAGCCATTTGGCGTAGTTTTCGTCCGAACAGGGTATGGCTGAAAATCGGTTCAGAGATACCATATTATTCGCGCCGGCAGCGCTTGCAGCCCAAAGTTGGTTGCTGATGATCTCGCCGCCTTTGATGTACAACTCGCCGTAGCCACTTGGGCTATCCGCGTCAGGATAGATGCCCACAGTGATGACGCCGGGCGAGTTAATTAGGTCTTTGATGATCGAAATTGCGCTGGCTTCATCCGCTAGCTGCGGGCGCAGCCTTTCGGCCATGGCGATCAGCTTTTCGTGGAGTTCACCTTCACTCATCGCATCCTCGGTTGCTGGGTACTGCAAATGAAGGCCGCCGGATCGCCCCGGCGGCCGGTGGCGTCAGTCGGCAGCGGCGAGGCCCTGCCAAATCTTCTCGCGTTTCCCTTCGATCTCAATGGCCCGGTCTTGGATCAGCGAGGCGATCCGATCGATCGCGGCGCAGTCGTCGTTATCGATCTGGCTCGCGAGAGAACAGATCGCATGGGCCAGGTCTTTGATCGTCAACGCGTCATCCTGCATGTCGTCGGCAATCGAGCGGATCTCGGCTGTTGTCGTCATGTCTCCGCCCACCCCGATTCGAGCCGCGCCACCTCGACCTTGACCTCATCGACGAGGCTCAGCGCCAAGTCGATGGGACGTTGCGTTTCATCGGCCCCGCTGGCGCGAAGTCTCTCCGCGTGGCGCAGCTTCTCTTGGAGGCCGGCCGCCAATTGGCAGTCGATCTCGCCTCGCAACGACAGCGTCAGCAGGCGCATACTGAGGTCGGCCACGCCCTTCAGTATATCGAGGCTGCCGCTCCTCACCTTGACCCACCAGAACCGCGCCGTGCTTGTCAGAACCGTGCTCATGCTGCCACCTCGATCGCGAACGGGTTCGGGCGCCCGGTGAGGTTAGCCATGATGTGCGCGATCGTCCGCTGATCCAGCGACGACCCGGTGCCGTCAAAAATGTCGTTCCCCCAGCACGCGACCACTAGCCCCGTCGCTATGGCCTGATATCCCGCAACGGTCGTCGGCCGGAGCGCAAGCATTTGCTCCAAGACGGAGCATTCCGCCGCGATGACGGCTTCGATCTCAGCATTGGCGGCGTCCAACCCGCTCAGCTCGCCAGCGGCGTTATCGGCCGCCTTCCAGTCGTCGAACGCCGGGCCAGACACCGCGTCCGGCTTCGCCGGCGCAATCGCGTCGTAACGGGCAGCGGCCTCGCGATATTGCGCGTTCGCCGCCCGATTTCGCGCCCACAAGACATCCATCACCCCGGCGAGACGAACGAGTTCGGCGTCGTCGCTGGAATGGGCCAGTCCCGCGGCCATAGCGGGTGACGGTGCGGCGATGGGTGTGGTATTCGGTTCGATAGCCATAATTGCGGTCCTTCCGTTGATGTGGTCAGGCCGGGCGTGGTGGTTGCAACACCACGCCGGGCCGCTGGGGCGGGATAGATCAGCGCGCGGCGCGCCCCGGTGCCGGCGCCGTCGGCGGTTAATGCAGGCGCACGAGCTTCCCTTCGGCGACGGCGTTATTGATGGTCGTGATGTATTCGGCGGTCTCGATAATCCAGTCGTCTTGCTTCAGGACGTCGAGCAGTTCGGCCCGGCTGTTGCGCACCGCTTCCGGGTTCGCGAGCGCGAGCTTTTCAAGCAGCCATACGCCGTTCGCCAGATCCTCGCGTCCCTGTTCGATGCACTGATCGTAAATTCGGCGCGTCAGCTCGATCAGGATCGTGGTCGATCGGCGTTTCTTGAAGTTGTCATCGGTGGTCATGGTGTTTTCCTTCTGTGGTGGGGCTGGTGATCGCCGCGCGGCTGCCCCAGTGCCGTGCGGTGTGGTTCAGGGCGCGACGACCCGTTGCGCGCCAAGCGCGCCATCAGACCGGGTCATCACGGAAACAGCCTTGCAGCGGTTGGCTAAGGCCGGGAGCGCGCTGCACCTTGCTCTCGGCTCACTTTTGGGATATCCCTTTTTCATGGTGAAGTCAATTCGGGATATCCAAAAAAAGGGGCGTGGCCGTCCGTCAACCGGAGGCCGCAAGGCTGGAATTCTGGTCCGTCTGCCCGACGAACAGCTCGCCGAGATCGATCGTTGGATCGAGCGGCAGGACGACCCGCCGACACGGCCGGAAGCCATTCGCCAATTGACCGCGCTCGGCTTGAAGTCGAAGCGCTGATCTCGACACCAGGCCCGGCGCCTTGAGGGCGCCGGCCGATCTTGGTGGTGGTCATGCCGCAACTCCGCGGACGCAGCGCGACGCCGCCCTGATTGCGCTGGGGTACAGGTGGCCGCGCATCAATTCACTGCGTAGGTACTCAAACCGCCTCCCGCCTATAGCCGCCGCCACCTCAACGCCGCGATCCGGGTCTCCATCGCCTAGCTCGTCTATCAGGCGCATCTCCGCCAACTGCGGATGCGCAACGGCGGGAAGCGGTTCTTCGGCTGGCGGAAGGTCCGCAGGGGCCGGCCCGGCAACAGCGCTCGCCGTGATCGGCTCGCTGTCCGGCTGCGGTGGTATGGTCTGTTCCTCTATCGATAGTCCCAGCTTTGAAGGTGTAATATCTACGGTGTAATTACTAAGGTGTTTGTCTGCCACGGGTGGCAAATCTTGTTCTGCCACGGGTGGCAAATCTTGTTCTGCCACGGGTGGCAGTTCTTCCGATTTTAGATATGCCACGGGTGGCAGTTCTTGACGGAGAGACTTGCGCTTCTCCCGTCTCTCGTCCCGCTCTTCCTTGAGCAGCATCTGCCGATCTATGACCATGTTCATCGGTCCGTCACTGGTGGTGTAGACGTTGGCTGTCCTGGTGCGACGCCAATCAATCCAACCGGCATCCCGAAGCTCGTTTCGGGCTCTGGCAATCCACCTATTAGCAATCCCGGTCTTGTCGCGGATCGTGTCGTCGCAGAGGATCGCCAAGCCAGTTTCGCGGTTGATGTGCTGCGCGATGCAAAACCCCACCTGAAACGCCCTCGGGCCGATACGCGGGTCGGCGCATAGCGCCGACATCCAATCCAGCTTCTGGCCGGTGAACGCCTTCAACCGCTCGCGATCACTGTCCGCGGCGTCCGTCATGCAGGCGCCCCTTGGTGATGCAGCTCAGCGAGGGCGCCCCATGCCGCGCGAACGTTGTTGTAAAGCCCAAGGCTTCGACCATCCGGCGTGATAGCTTCGCAGCGTTCTGACTTGTGCTTGAGCCAGCCCAACAGTGTGCGGCCGGAATAAGCGGCGACGGCTGCGCTCAGATCGACGTCGCGCCGCGGCGTGGTGTTGGTGGCGGTGCTCATGATCAGGCGGCCTTCTCGATTGCCGCCTCGATCGTCGCGTCGAAGGACGCGACATCGACGAACGACACGCCGCCGACCGTGACGATCTTGATCCGGCCAGACTTATTCCAGCGCCAGGCCGTGGCCGCAGAAATGCCGAGTTCCTCACGCCACGCCTTGAGCCGCTTGAGCTTGCGCGGCGCCGTGTTCTGATCCGTGTTCGTGGTATTCATCAATTCTGACCTCCGATGCCGTCGCGGTCCGCGTCATGCAGCCGCTGCTACACGCAAAGAATTGCGCTTGCAGGCAAAGAAAGTCATTTGAGAACAGGGTGAGGGACTACCCCTGTTTGAGCGAATTATTTGATGGGTCTCACACCCAATAGGCGCTCCAGCGCTTCGGCTCTCGCCGGATCAACGTCCAGCATCTTGGGTTGCTCCCCGCGCTCCAAACAATCGACCGCGTCGCGCACGTAGTGAGCAAACGCTAGGTTTTTGTCGGGTATGTGCAGGTCGATGAGGCTCGCGACAGCGAAATCCCAAAACATCCCGCGAAGTGATGCCGTGTTTACGCTTGCAGGTTTCTTGCTTGGCAGCACGCCGACATAGTCTCGCCAGAACATGACGAGGAGCCCGATTAGAGCTTTCTGATACGGGTTGCCGAGATTTTGCTGTTTGGGTCGCGGCTTTGACGATCGCGCCGCGGCGGTGAGCGACTTTTCCATACGTGCGACGACCTGCGCCATTGCAAGCAGATCGAACAGATCGCGACCTTTGCGATGGCTATCATGGTCAAAGATATCTAAGACCATCAACAACCGCTCGCGAAGATCAGGAGCGGAAAAGGCCGCTGCAAGCGGTGTGACTACTGCCAGCGCGTCCTCTGTGCGCCCTCGAATGTCCGCACGATTGAAGTCGTTCACGCGATCCATCGCCCCTGCATTTGCCGCGTCGACGGCACTGCGAAGCGCCGCTGAAATGGAAGCCGGCTCCCGGCCCATTTGCTCGGCGAGACGGCAGGCGACTTGATCAACGGCAGCCTCACCAAAGGGAAGCCGTCTGTACATCCTGATCGTGCCACCCGGATGCGCAACGACATCCTTCGCCCTGCCCTTGGTGCTGTTTGGGGTGGGCTTTCTCTGCGCTGGCGGTTTGCCCGAGACATTGATCAATCGGGCCTTGCGTTCTGGGATTGCCGGTTTCTTCGCCACCACCGTTACCCCTCGGCACGATGCAGCGGCACCACGGAGCCGCGCGTTTTGACTTGAGACGTGTCCCGATTGTTCATCGCCGCCGTCCGATCGGGACCACGACGGCGGTCGACGCCCCCTCTCCCATCGCAGCGGCGAGTGTCGACGCGATGGTGTTCGATGCTCGCCGCAGTGGGTCGGCATCCAAATGCGCGTATTTCTCCGTTGTGGTGACGCTGCGGTGACCAAGCAGCTTGCCGACAATCGGCAGGCCTAGCCCTGCGCCGGCGCCGGCCGATGCGTGGGTGTGTCTCAAATCGTGAAGCCGCACGTCTGCGAGCCCGGCATGATGCCGGATCAAGTCCCATGGCTTTTTCAGATCGGCGCGCGGCTTCTCTAAATCATCGCCGGGCACAACGCATGATCCCAGCCGTGGAATTCCCTTGAGCACTTCGAGGGCCGGCGCGTTGAGCACCACCGCCTTCTTGCCGGTCTTCGAATCCGGTAGCAGCAGCAAGCCGCGCTCGAAATCGACCTCTGACCACCTAAGGTTCAGGATCTCGCGTAACCGACATCCTGTGAACAACAGCAGTCGGAACGCTGCGACCACGTGCGGTGGCAATACGGTTCGCCTGTTCTCCGCCTTCCGGCTGTGCTTTGACGCCGCTTTGCCATCGTCTTCCGGCCACGTCAGCCCTTCCGTCTCGGCTGTGCGCAGCACGGCGCCGAGGCGGGATAACTCGTCGGTCGATAGATAGCGCTCCTTGCCCTGCTCCCTGAACCGCTCGACGCCGCGCGCCGGGTTGACGCCTTCCGGCACCAACCCCGACTTCGCCGCCCATGTGTAGACGCCGGACAACGTGACCAGCACGCGATTGGCCGTCGCTTGACGATCGGCGCCGAGGTCGCGGTGCAGGGTCGCCATTTCGGCTCGGGAGATCGCGTGCGCCTTCTTCGCGCCCAGCACCGGGCCGGCAAGGTTCTTGAGGTAATGCCGGTAGAGCGCGGCCGTCGAAGCCTTCTTTTTCGGCTCCACGTGTTCGGCGAGAAAACGGTCGATCACGGCGTCGAGCGTTGGGGCTTCACGTTTTGCCTGCCGCGCGCCCTGTGGGTCGGCACCGTCGGCAACGTTCCCGCGGTGACGATCGGCGCGCTTCCGCGCCTCCGCCAGTCCTACGGTCGGGTAGTCGCCAAGAGCGATACGCCGGCGCGGTCCGCCATCTGCCGGACGGTACCGAAAAGACCATGTGGCCTTGCCGCTCGGCATCAGGCGGAAGCAAAGACCACGCGATAGCGTGTCCCAAATCTCAAGGATGCCCGTCTCTGGCGGCCGTTCCGCCTTGAGGCCGGCTGACGTGAGTTCGCGGCGCGGCAT